TTTTATGCCTTCAGCACTTGTAATGCCATTTAGAGTTGAATTGCCGCAACTAGTGTTGGGGTCACCAGAGTTCCGACCATCTTTACTCTGGTATATTATACCTGTTCTCATGATACCTTTTGACTTGCGCTGTCCTTTGAGAACAAAGATTGCGTCTTCATCAAAGTAACCTGATCTTTCATATACGTTCTGTTCAAAATTTAATGCAGGTTCTTGTATCGTCTTGTCAAAGCGACTGAAATCATTACATACAAAGTAGATAGTGCCCAAATGCCTTATTGTTGCTAGCATGTCGTCTCCGAGTACTATAATGGCAATGAAGTCCTTGGTTCTTGCTAGGTGGGTTTCAAGCCACTGACCGGCTGCCTCATTGTTGTCACAAAAATAGTACAACGACACACCTCCCCTGTCAGAATACCCATTCCATTGTTGTTTAAGGAATTTGGCATATCTTTTCATGGGGGGTCCTAATATGACATTAGCACGAGCGCTGACTCCTTGAATTAATCTTGGATCGCTGAACTCCACTTGATCGCTGTTGCTCTTGTTGTACTTCTCTACTTTGACGAATGACTCACGGGTAAGGTCATTTGCCTCTATAGGTCTTTCCGACAAACTAGCTAGTGCTTTCACATGTTGCTCGCGTCTAGATTTAGGAAACGGTTTATTCCAATTCTTAAAGCTCACTGGTTGAATCTCATCAAAAGAACTACAATCTATGTATTCATTTGGATCTATGGATTCAAACGCTCCTTCTTCGTATGAGGGGTTTTCAGACAGACACCGATTTATTACTGCAACTGTTGAATTATGCTTATTGTTGGCATACACTATAGGAATATGCCCCATAATTCCTGGCCCTATTTTATGTAGGGTGTCCGTAATCTTAACAGGATCCTTTCCAACATCCACTTCCCTGAAGTAGTTCTTGGGTTTAATATCCTGCAGTGGTCTTTCAGTGTTTGTGGTCGGCAATGGACCATGCAATTTATGATTTACAGTGATGGCACTTGTGCGGTCCAATCGATACTGAGTATGCATGTAGCCACCATGAACAACATCGTCATTGTTGCTCTGGGTCACGTCATACAACAGCATCCCGGCCCCGGCAATAGCAGCAGGATGGCATAATGCCGCTCCCGCTGCTGTACCTGCTACCAATGCTATTCGCTTGCATGTACCAAATTGAAACCCTAAGTCTTCAAAGTTTCTCAATTTGGAGTGGGCCTTAAGCTGCTTAATTTCTCCGAGTATCTCTTTATAGATACTATTTTCCAAGCCCACGTCACATAAAAACGCTATTTTCACAGCCATCCAGATTGTTTCAGCAGGAATCTGGAGGCCAGAATCCTTGCCATTCAACTGGGCAGCATGTTTTCTCACGTTTACTGCCAAATTCCTTAAAGAGTCGGGCGTGCGTTCGTTTGTCATAATTAATTTACGACCATACGCTATCAACTCTTTAGGGACTACTACCGTCTCTCTCTCCCCTTTAACCCACACGACAAAAGACCCAAAACCATATGCAGTTATTGGCTGAATAGTCTCAGACACAAAACCACCTAGCTGGACGCCCGTCGGCGTTGGCATGGGTAGCAAGTAATCCGCGAGCTGTATCATCAATGGTTTTTCCGGGCGGTTAAGTTTGGTACGATAAAAATTCACAATCATTGTGTCATTATATCTCCTACTAGTCCACACCATACTCTTATAACCATCAGTGAAGAACTCATCCTTCAACCATTGCATTGAGTCATGTCGATAAGGGCTATGATTTCCCTTAGCTGTACACTGTACCTGTAGCTGATTATCAACTACATATTCTA